CTTCGCCGGCTGCTTCGTGGGTGTCGTTGTCGATCTCCACCGTCTGCACACCGGCATCCTCAAACATCACCCGAACCTGTGCCACACTGGCATCTGTCCGGTCTGCGATCATCTGCAAAATGTCATCATACAGGATACCGGCAGTTTGCAGCACCTCTGCCTGATAGGCGGTGGTTTCTGACACAAACCCCATACGCAGCATCCGCCGCACCATGTCTGCCACAATATCATCTTCCAGCTGCTGATACAGCCCCAGCAGCTGAGTCACATCCGGCTCATAATTCTGCATCAGATCTCACCACCGGAAAATAAACCGCCGTCATCCTGTCGCTCCGGCATCATCTGTGCTGCCTTTTCCTCGGAGCAGTCGAAATACCACGCCAGAAACAGCTCCGGACGCAATAGCTTGTCCCGTACCATCTGCACACGCCGCTGATACTCCACGTCCGGATCTTCCAGCACACCGTCCCCGAAGTTAAAGGTTGCCTTGACCGGTGGACTGTTCTGACTGCAGTAGTAATCCTGATAGAACTGAATCCCATAGAGCATCTGCTCCAGTGCGTTCCGCAGATTTTCTTGAATGTCTTTTACACGGGAAAAGCTCCGCTGCTTGGAACTTCGCACTTCCTCTGCGGTTTTCTCCACATCGGATACTTCGGAAAGTGTGCCGTAGGAAAGCCCCACCGCATTTTCGATCCGCCGCAAAATCTGATTGAACGCATGGAAATAGGCAGTGTCCCGGACTTCCGGAGAAAAGGTATTGATAAAGGACTGCCCGTCCGTTTTCTCATAGCTGCGGAACATCCGCTCTCTGCCCTTGGGCAGTACCGGCTTGCCGTCCTTGTACCGGAACAGATCCTCGGTGGCATCAATGGCACGTTCGGACGATTCCAGTTCCCACAGGATTCGTTCCCAGTGCTCATCCGCATCCCGGATAAAGTCCACGGCATCGGCAAAGACCGAAACGCCCAGCGGTGAAGTGGGGTCGATGTTGTTGGAATCCGGTGTCTGAAAAATGGCAAACAGCGGACGCTGTACGTTTTCATACACCTTTTCCGGCAATACATCCGCCCACTGCGGCACTGCATCCAGACTGCACTCTGTGCCCAGTGATCCCGGACTGGCAGACCGGAAGCAGCGGTTCTGAATGGTGTAACCGGGAATAGACGTGCAGCTCTAGACGGGTGAAATAGTCCCTGCCGATGGAAATTTCCTCCGGACACACCACCGCATCACAGGAATCGTCCGTGTAGTTCACCGGAAGATAGGCGTTCTGCGGCACAATGTCCACCGAAACGCCCTGTGCCGTGAAATAGGGTTTCAGCAGCAAGCCGCCAATGGCAAGCCCGAAGTCCATTTTCCGCCGCAGCTTCGGCAGCACACGGCTGACCGCCTGTTCCAGTTCTGCCGCATCGTGTACCGTGGCGGAAAATTCCGTCAGTGTCAGCCGTTTCAGCTCCTGTGCGATATTCGCCGGAATGTGACAGGAACGGATGCGGTTCCGGATCCAGCCGGCACGGTTCAGATATAATTCCTCCCACAGCTGCATCTGCTGTATCATGTCGCCGCTGAGCAGGCAGGGCACCTGCATGGCTGCGGCGATCTGGGTTGCATCGATCATGGCATCACCTCCTCGTTGTCATCTGCCGGCGGCATCCGGTATTCCCGCAGCGTCCGCTGCATCGCCGTCCGGACGAAATACCGCATATCGTCCATGGCGTGGTCGTTGGTCTTGACCACAGCATCTTTCCCTTTGGCTTGATTGTCCCAGCAGTACAGCCCGAATTCCCGGATAATATCCGTACAGCCTTCACAGATGTGAATGCGTCCGGCTTGCAGCAGCGTGGACGTGTCACAGATGCCGTCCAGAACGCTGTTGTTGGCTTTCCGCACCCGAAATACCCCGTGCCGCCGGATACATTCAATAAAGCTGGCGGCAGACGGGTCTACGATCACATACCGCACATAGGGGGCAATATCTCCGGCAAGCTGTTCCAGTGCAGCGTAGTGTTCCTCGTCCGTTCGGGAATGTCCCTCTTTTCGGGCATCATAATAGTACTCCCGGATTCGGGTGGCATAGCCATCTCCGGACAGGTGCCATAAGCCGACAGAGGTCGGGTTCAGGGTGCCGTAGTCACAGCTGAGATAGAACTCGCCGGAATGCACATCCGGCACCGTGTCCGGAATGACGTGCCGCAGCTTCTGGAACTGCGGATACCGCCATGACCCACTTGCCCAGTACATACCGGTCATAGAACACACCGGAATACATCCGCTCGTACCGTTTCCGGACAGATACAGAGAGAGCACGGTTGTCCTCCATGGTGAAATGCAGGTGCAGCCGGTTCTTTTCGCCGGCTTTCCCGTGTACGCTGTCGATCCATTCCTTGTACAGCCAGTGTTCCTCGCTGCCGTCCGGGTTGCAGTTCATCCAGATCTTAGAACCGGTGACAGAGCATCTCGCCGTTGCCTGATCCACAAAAGAACGGGGCATCAGTGCCACCTCGTCCAGCAGGACACCGGCAAGGGTGATACCCTGAATGAGAGCATAGCTGCTTTCGTCTTTGCCGCCGAAAAAATAATAGCGGTTGTGATGTCCCTGCCATTCCACGTCCATATAGTTCTTGGACAGGTTGATCTTCGGCTGCATCACACCAGCCATCCACTTCTGGATCGGCGTGACCACATTGCGTTTCAGGCTGTCGATGGTCTTGCCGCAAAAGGCAAATGTCTCATGGTCAAAGCTCCGCATACTCCACAGCAGATAGCCGATGCTCATTGCCATGGTCTTGCCGGAACGGACAGAGCCGTCACAGATGATAGCATCATACTGCCGGAATTTCGGCATTGCCCACCAGAGCATGGCTTGTATCTGCTTGGGGGAAAAAGGTTGATAGATCATGCCAGTCCCTCCTGCAATTTCTCAAACAGATTGGTGATCTGTCCGTTGTCGTCTTCTTCGGCTGCTCCGGATGCCGCCGCCTGTAGGGTGGCGGTGATCTTGGTTTCTGCCCGGATCAACTCCGGATTGCTTTGCAGGAACTCGTATAACTCCATGTGCCGCTTCCGGAATTCCTCCGCCAGCTTTTTCCGTTTCTTCGGCTCCGGGGTATTCAGGTAGGCAGAGAGGAACGTCTGCAAATCGGTAAAGTCGGCTTGCGGAATGGATTTCCGCTTGTCCTCAAATTGCAGGATACCGTCTGCCAGCTGGTGGATGCTCTTTTTCTTTCGGCTGTTCATTTGCAGTCACTCCTTTCAGAAAAATGGTCAACTCAGAAAAAATGGTCAAAAAAATACGGACGCTGTACGCCCGTATATTGTGTGTATTCTTTTTGGGTGTTATTTTTCGCAGAAAAATCTTCAAACGATTCTAAACGCCCTCTGAACGTTCTTAAACAGGGTATGCTTCGCCATTCGGAATCTTTTTGGAAAAGTTCCGTTCGGGGTTCAGGCAATACCGCACAAAGAGCTGCAAGAAGTATTGCCTTTATACCATATACCGAACCCTGTGGGACGAATCAACCACAGCAGCGACAGGCATACTGATTTGTTTCACACACGCTCTTAAATGCCGATTACCGGCAGTGTGACCGTGTAGTCATGTCCGCAGATGGAGAGCCGCACACGGGCACGCCGCTGCCGGAGATCCAGCCGCACCACATTGTTCCAATACTCCCGGAGCACGCCGGACAAGACCATCTTGTCCCCCTGCAATGTGGTATAGATGCGGGACGGGGCAATGGGTTTGCCGCCGTTCCAGAGCCACCGGATATATGCTTCCTCGTGGGGCTGCAGCTTGCCCAGCGTACAGCCGGACACTTTCAGAAATCCGATCACGCCGTCTGACTGTACCACGCTGTCATACTTCTGCCGGTCGATTTCTTCCTCCAGAAACAGATAGCCGGGAAAGACAGGTTCTGTGATACTGTTCCATTTCCCGTTCTTCCGGATGTCCATGGTTCGCTGCGGACAGCGTACCAGATGCCCGTTTTTCCGCAGCAGCACAGCCACTTGCAGATCTGTGCCGGGCTTTACCTGCACCACATACATACTCATGCCTTTCCCTCCTTGGTTTTCGATTTTACGAATTTTTTGACTTCCTTGTAGAGATCCGGTCGTTCTGCTGCCATGGCTTCATAGATCAGATCCTTGAACTGCTCTGCACCGTTTTCCAGCAGATCCCGTGTCTTGGTGTCCACGTTCTTCTTGTACGCCACTGCACGGGTGAGTGCCACGGCATTTTTGGATAGGGTGTCAAAGTCGATCTCCGACAGCCGTTCCTCCGGCAGCTTGTTGATGGCATCCAGCATCTGATTGCAGAGCAGGCGGAGAATGCCGTCTGTCATGTCCAGATCCGGATAGCGGTCGGTTTCTTCCATAATCGCCCGGAAGTTTTCCTGACTGAGCCGCAGTGCGTCCAGCGTACTCATGAGATTTTTCGCATATTTTCCCACCGCTGCCAGAGAGATGCTCACGCCGTGGGACTGGATATAGTCCACGATCTCCCGGTAATAGGCACCGGTCTTGATCATCTCGTCTACGGTCTCTTTGACTGCCGGTTCCAGATTGTCGATCTTAGAATGCTTTCTGCGTCCCATGCAGCACCTCACACGTCAATACATTCGTCCTTGCGGACACAGGCAATGATCTTGATACCGTCCGCCGATACCTTGGCTTCCAGCTGCTCCATTGCCGTGTCTGCCAGTGTCGTACACGCCTTGGAATCCATGTGCCGCAGCCGGATATATCCGGATTCCGTCAGATAGTTGATGCTGTCCCGGAATTCCGCCTCAGTCATGCTGGGTTCCAGTGCATAGCGGATGTCCGTCAATGCAACAAACTTGTCACGCAGCAGATTCACGGCTTTCAGCACCATGCCGTTATTCTTGAAAAATGCCTTCTGCCGGATTCGCTCTATCATTTCTGCCTGCTCCAATGCCGTTCCTCCTTACTTGCTGCAATAGCTGTCGATCTTGCTTTCCAGCCTTGCCATGGTGCGGATAAAATCCTCGTTCTTGGTGGTGTGTTCCTTGATGTAGTCGATGTTCTCCGACAATTTTTCCATAGATGCCTTGATCTCCCGGATCTCTGCCTTGGTGGCGTACTTGTCCGACAGCGTCAGCAGATTGTCACGCAGCTCCTGCACTGCCATTTCGTTCTTGTCATTGCGATCCATGGTGCGTTTCAGAAAATAGCCGATGATCCCAAGGATCACGGTGATCACCGTGGTGATGATAAACAGGATCAGTTCCTGTGTCACTGTATCTCCCTCCCCAAAAGAAAAGTGCTATCATTACTTCTACTGTAATGATAGCACAGAAAAGAACGGTTCTGCAAATAAGGCAGATTTTTCAGGAATTTCAATGAGTTTTCGGGTTCAGAAGAACGTCATCTGGTGTGCTTCCCGGTCGGTGCTCTGGCGGTAGATGATGTCCCGGATGGTGTTCTCCGCCAGATTGAATGCGTGTGCCAGTTCCAGATAATTGGAACCGTCAAACCGGCGGAAGATCTCCGCATCTCTCAGACCATTCATCACAGAATCCGCCTTGCTGATATAGATGCTGCTGCCGCCGTAGCTGGCGACCAGCTTCCGGTATGCCTCGATGCCGATGACCTCCGCAATTTCCAGCTGACTGCCGTGCAGCT